TAATAGATTTCTCAACAGGCAAGCAGCAGTCTTGCCTGTTTTTTATATTGTCTAAAACACAGCTGGCAGAGAGAGGGGAGCGAAGCCTATGTACATAATGAAACAAAGCGGGTGGCTTGAGCTGATTTGCGGCAGCATGTTCTCGGGGAAATCTGAAGAGCTGATCAGAAGAGTGAAGAGAGCAACTTATGCCAAGCAGGAAGTCAGGGTATTTAAGCCTGTAATTGATAACCGATACAGCGAAGCTGCTGTTGTCTCCCATAATGGAACATCGATGACGAGCTATGCCATTTCGTCTGCTGCGGACATTTGGGATCACATCAGTGAAAGTACAGATGTGATTGCGGTTGATGAAGTGCAGTTTTTTGATCAGGAAATTGTTGAGGTATTATCATCTCTTGCCGATAAAGGCTACCGTGTGATAGCAGCAGGCCTTGATATGGATTTTAGGGGAGAGCCGTTCGGTGTCGTCCCGAATATCATGGCGATTGCGGAAAGTGTGACAAAGCTGCAAGCCGTCTGTTCTGTTTGCGGATCACCGGCGAGCAGAACACAGCGCCTCATTGACGGTAAACCTGCTTCTTACGATGATCCGGTCATTTTGGTTGGTGCATCTGAATCGTCTGAAGCAAGATGTAGACATCATCACGAAGTCCCAGGAAAATCTAAAAAATAGTCCAAAACATGGGTATAAAGATAGAATGCACCGGCTAAAAACACCGCAGCAGGAAGCGCAGATCCTCGATCTATACGAGCGCCCCGCCGCCAATTTCGGCCATTACGCTTCCGGCGCCTATATTGTTGCTGCGGACTGATTTATCTTGCAACATTTCATGAGTAACACTGCCTGCACCCAATTCGGTTTGATTTCCGTCGCCTAATGAAATTTCCTGACCATCTTTCATAACGGTTCCGCCGTCAATGTCTAAAATACCGCCAATGACGGTACGATCTCCGCCATCAGTGGTGTAGTTTTTAGTTACTCGCATGATAACCCTCCTTTATTACTCAGCCGGCAACGTCAATTGACCGAACACTACAGCCTCAGAATCCCACAACTTCACATCTTCACGCTCAATTGCGCGCACTTTAGTAGTATTTGTCTCAAATGCACCGGCCCCGACATCAGTAGAGGCAATTGATTGTTGCTGGCGATCAAATAAAACAATCGCTTCTTTTAGATCGCCGACAATGACAGGCGCTTTCCCTGATTTTGTTTTTAGAATCTTGTTTGAAATGACCACTACCCGACGACCAAATAGCATTTTGTTTGTCGGTTCAGAAGGGATGTCTTTAAGTAGATATTTGCCGTCTGCATCCTTTAACTGATCAAGATAGTCAAAGCCGTCTTGGTTAGTCATGATGATTGCGCCTGATGAAATAGCAGGATCAAGCGTTACGTTTAAAGCTTTTTTAATTGCGTCCAACCCTTTAAATTCTACTTTTTTCAAGCTATCAAGAATCGCCAAAATCAAAGCATTACGCGTTGTGATTGATTTCTTTACAAACCATTTAGCAACATAGGCCATGATTGCTTGATCTGTGTCTTGAAGCAGGGTATTTGAAAGTGGCAAGATGCCGGCATAATCCACAATGTTATAAGAGAGTTTGGTGAATTTCGGCTGATCCGTTTCTTGAATTTCATCCATTTCTTCAAGAACTGCAAACGGAGTCAAATCACTATTTTTTTCAAGCATCCGACTTCCAGAACGAGTTGCAACTGGCTCAACAGTCACGTATTGCTCTAACTGATGTACTTGCTCCCTTTTTAACTCTTTGATCAGTCTAGAAATATCTTCGGGAATTAAGATGCCGCCATCTTCTTCATTTTTACCGGACATTGCCCGAAACTCTTCACTTTCAAATAAGTCACGTTCCTCATCGGTCAAACGCTTGCCACGAAGGGACTTCATAAAGGCTTTGCGGAACATATTTTGCCGTTCCTCTACGTCCTCTCCGTTCCCTGATCTTCCCTCCGGATTCCTCTCCTGCTCTGGCACAAAATTCACACCACCCGGCAAGTCAGGCACATCAAGTGAACGCCCTTCTGTCATCAATTCAATTTGATTCTTGAGCTGCTTCACTTCATCAAGCAAGGCACGGGCCTCATCTGTTTTACCCTCCTGCAGCGCCTTGTCTGCTTGCTGCTTCTTTTCCGTAAATTGCTGTCTTAATTGAATTTCTTTTTTGCTCATTTGCATTGGCATATAGGTTTCCTCCTTATTTAGACACAAAAAAAGACCTTACTCCGGGAGCACAAGGTCAAGTAATTCTAATTCCATTTTTAATGTTTCATCTGATGCGTTGCGGCTCTCCTTCAATTGCTCCACTTTTTCCAAACTGCGGGCGCCTACGACTGCCTCTGTATCGCTATACGCCGGCGTCGTGACAAGAGATATGTCAAAAATACGGTGTATTTTATTGATTCTTCTCTCATAGATGTCCTCATCTTCATTCAGCCGCCACTCGTCCGCGTCTGCGTCGCCATAATCGAGTGAAAAAGCAAAAGAGCATTGATTAATAACACCGTTGCGGACATTTTCCATTAAATCACGAGCGTATGACGTGTCTGAGGGCTTAAATCTGAATTTGAGACCTATTCCATCTATTTCAAGGTCAAGACGCCCAGAATCGCCTGAAACAGTATTTCTCGCCAAAGGAAAGTCTTGCTGGTGATTAAAAAGGGCAATAACATTTGAAAGATCGGCTGATTCAAGTGCATCCCTGCTAATAATTTCCTTAAACCACCCTAAACGCTCTGACCACTTTTCAAATTTCAAAGCGTACCCTTCGACAAATTCGCTTTGCCCCTCACCTTCTGAACGTATCTCAATGGGTGTGGTTAACTGCCGGACTTCCTTATCCTTCATTCTTGATGTCACCCCCTTTCACGGCGCCGCCAGCTTTAAGCCGCTGATATTCTTCCACAAAATCGAGGAACACATAGTTTAAGCTGGATATATACTTTTCGCCGTTTTCAATTGGGTTGCGCTCAAGTAATTCTCTGATTTCGTCTTTATTCAGAACTCCTGTCTCATGCAGAGTTTTCAAATACTCCGCCTGCGTCTTACTGTCGCCGCGTAGCTCGCTGTCTATATTGAATTTCACGTAATGGCCGCTTTTCTGGTCATGATCTAAAAACAATTTAACATTAAGCTCTTGTTCAAAATTCACGATCCACGGCTGCAGAGTATTCCTGACATATTCAATAGACTGATGTTCAATATTTGAAAATGTTGCTTTATCCAATTCGTTTAGCTTATGCAACGGCACTTTATAGATCATTGAGATTTGTGCCTTGTTAAATTTCATTGACTCAACAAACTGGGCTTCTTGCAACGGCATAGAAATAGATTGATATTCTAAGCCATTGTCGATGATCGCAATATTTTCGCCCTGATTTACTCTTTTCCATTCTTTACGAACATTCTCTTTAGGCTTCTCATCTAGAAAAGCAGGAACTTTCAAAATCCCGCGGGGCGTTGCTTCATTTTTATACAGCTTGGCATTATATTTTGTGGCAGCCGCTTGAGCCCCAATATGTTCACGTACTACACCTATGGGTGATTTTCCGTGTATGCCATCTGTAGACAGCCCTTTAAAATGCAACACTTCATGGTCATACAGCTCCATGGTCTTACCATTGACCACCGATTGATACCACAACATGCCTGTTGTTGGATGAACATACGCATTTGTGAAGTCAGGGCGTAATGGGAATAATGCTTCCGGGTAACCATGTGATCCGAATTGAATATAGGAAAATGCATTTCCCCAAGTCAGAACATGAGTCATCATTAGCTTTTTCCATGTGAAGGCTGTCATGTAAGGATTAGGCCGAGCATAAACAGCATGCGCAGACTTGTGATCAGGTTTTCGCTCTATGCCTCCGTCCGTTCTTCTATATGTGTGAATCGGCAGTTTTGCAATATCATCAGACAATACATTCACACATGCAAATATGTCCGGATGCACAAGTGAATTGCTTTCACTCACTCTTTCACCGCTTGCTGTTTTCCGTCCGCCAAACATGTTTAATAGAATATTATTAAAACCATCTTCACTATCTGACGAGGCAGAACGCTTCTCAAATATCCGATCTATTAACAACTATTTCACCCCGCTTTCTTGGTTAGAAGATAGGCATAAAACATAAAAAAGACACCCGTCAGAATCAGACCGATGTTTGTATTCCATCTATAAGCAGCTGTCAGGATAAAGGCGGCGCCCGCCACAAACAGCAAATCGTTTAGTATTAACATGAAAAAAGAGAACACTTTTTTCATTCCTATCACATCCTAAAAACTGAAATTTCCCGATCCAAAATGTTCATTCAAATCAACTCTTCCACTATTGCCGAAGTACATCGCACGGGCATACGCATTTATAACAGCTGCAATAGGGTCAATCCTTTGCTTCGATTTTGCTTTATCCAGCATGATATTTTCCTGTGGATCAATTTTAGTAATCGCATTATTAATGGCCCATGATAAAACCGGATCGTCACCGTGTATGACTTTCCCCTCATAAACATTTTCTCGAAAACTCTTTGTAGGTAATGAAAGATGATTTATTCTTTGCGGCATTTCGACTGTCGTCAGCCCTTTTGATTCAAGACGTTGGGCTAAATGAAGAGCGTTCCATTTATCGTATACAATCTCTTGCGGCCGAAAACGATGTTTATGAATAAATTCTATGATCCATTGTTCGACTCGTTGATAATCAACCGCTTCGCCTGCTGTATACGTAATGTACCCCATCTCTTTCCACAAATCATATGGCACCTTATCTGTTGCCAGTTTTTCTTTGGCTCGTGCTTCAGGCATAAAGGAATGTTGACCAACGTAGAACAAGCCCTCCTGCACGGCCACATATCCAACGGATGTTAAGTCTGTAGTCATGGACAGATCAAGCCCCAGATAAACTGACATTCCTTGTAAATCAGGAATGTCGCCGCTGCATGCCCGCCATTTTGTCATGTTCATATATCCATTATCCTTTTGATCAACCCACCGATTCATATTTTTAGTCAAGAAGCTTCTCATTTTCTCCGGAACTTCCAGCGCTACTTTAAGCGCAGCACGCAAAGACTCCATGCCCTCTGGATACGTTGCAACAATCGGATTGGCTTTAATCCAATTTGATTCGTCTTTTATATCGTCCTCAGGATCAAGCTCACAGATCATGACAAAATAATCATCGTTCTCCGTGTCAATGTCTGGATCAAGGATTTTACTTGTATATTGATATTCCCTGAAACACGGCCTTTCCATATGAAAGCCGGCTGTCGTAATAACAGCCATTAACGGGCTGCGGCGGGCGACCATACCACTATCAAGAACATCGTAAATTTCACTTGTTTCATGAGCATGATATTCGTCAACTATCCCAATAGATGGGTTTTTCCCGTCCCCTAATTTACGGGCTTCCCGAGATAAAGGCTGAATGATGGAGTTTGTCTTGTATTTTTTTACTCGTCCATTGGCTGAGGAGTATTTCCCTTTCAGTATGGGCGCATGGTGCAGCTGTTCGAGTATGGCTTGATAAACCTCATCTGATTGTTCTCTGGACCAGCCGGCGATAAATACCCGGTGTTTTTCTTGCGTCGGGAAAATTTCGTATGACGCCACTAAAGCCAGAAACTGTGATTTCGCATTTTTCCGGGCCAACTGGATATAAACTTTTCTGAAACGCCGAGCACCGTTTTCTTTTTTATAGAAACCGTAGATATTAGCCGCTATAAAAAGCTGAAAGTCTGTAAGCTCAATTGGCTGTCCGGCAAGAATCCCCTCGACGTGTCTGAATTGCCTCGCCCATTCATAAAAATCGACAACAGCCTCAGCGTCAAAATAATAAGGACAGTCATCATCTGCGAGGCGTTCAACATCTCGAAAAAAGCGTTCAACTGCCCATCTATGCTTTTTGCTTGCCTTGATTTCACCGGAACGGATTTTCTCAGCGTATGACCACACCCGTTCTATGAGAATTTCGGCAGTAACCTCTTGCATTACATGCGGCCCCCGAACCGTTCTTCCTCTTTTGACTTCGGTTTCCCATCATCTTTTTTCGGGATGACGAGTTTACAGCGAGAGGAAATGGTCAGTCCTAAATCGCTTGAAGCTTGCCGGCATTGTTTAAACAACTTGTCTTGGTTTATCAATAGTTCAGAATAGTCATCATTCGGAACAACCTTTTCTTCTTCTCCTATTACATTCCCGTCATCATCAAATTTTCTAACGATCACTGTTTTCATCGGACCCCGCTCAAGTAATTGCTCTGTTACTTGCAAATATAATTTCCGGGCAAACAAAAAACGGGCAAGCGCATCAACATCTAAATTGGTCATAATCCCGATGTTTTTCAGCTCGTCCGCTATCTTTTTAAACTCTCTTTTTAAGTCTTTTGGCAAATATGATGGAGCTTTTACTTTGTCGTTTGGTGCCTTTATTTCCTGTGCTCGACGCTCCTCAATCTCTTGCTGTGTCAGGTGTTTTTTCCCTTTCACCAGCAGCAAGTCAACAGGTTGCCGTGGTCTAGCCATTCCCTCACCTCCTTCCGAATTTTCATTTAGGGAATTTTTCAAAATGGGGAGGGGAGCGCGGTCTCCGACGTTCACCCCTCAGAGATTTTAGGGTGGGGGGTGCTCATTTCATCTTTCAACTGCAGCATTGCGGCTTCTAATTTCTTTTGTGCTTCTTTTAATTTCTTTGTATACAGATCGAATGCTGTTTCCTTTTTCATCGTTTCACGAAGAGCAAACAGTTTCTTTACCTTCTGTTGCATACGTCTTATGTCAGCGTTGGTGTAATAGGATGTATACTCAGTCCGACACCGAGGACACTTGATATAATGCTCACGGATTCCATCGTCATGCTTCCTGACCTTTGAGCATCCTTTGATCAAGAGCAATGTTCCACACTCATCACACATGCACGTTTGATGTTCTGTTCCCAA